CCTCATATTTTACACCTGGAGTAACAATAAGTGATTTGATTAGTTCATCTAATACTGTTCCTTTTTGTATATAGGATTGGTTGGTTAAAATGTCTTCTTCTTTAGCGGTCATATATTTCATTTCAATTTTACCACTTGAAAGAGGACTGTCTTCTGGATAGATTATGCCTTTTGAGGGCAGTTCAATAACTTCTGTTGGGATATTTAACTTGTTTTCCATAAATAATTTTAATATAACATTTTTGTTTGTTGTTTATAAATATATGAGAAAAAAAAGAAGCGTACGTTTTTGTACACTTCTTTTAATATCTCGTTTTTTTCTATTTTTTAGAAATTTAAAACAGCATAGTCAATGGCTAATGTCATAGTAATGTTTACAGCTGTGTTTTCAGTATCCCAGTTATATTCACCAAAATTAGCATCTTTAACAAATGCGCCTTTAAGTACCCATTCTGCTACTACATCACCAACAGGGCCTAATACATTAATAGTCAGATCTTTCTTATAGAAGTCTGAGTAACCATCTCTACCTGTTACAGATTCATGTGATAAACGAACCCATTCCATGATTGTTTGAGCACCTGAAGGTGTAATAGGATCAAATAGAGTCATTGTAACATCTCCCCAAACACTTTTACCTTTTACTTTACGTAAAACGTTAATGTGGTTTAAGATTACTTCACCCTGTGTTAAACTCACCGCACTAACACCCTTAATGATGTAGCTTGGGATTCCATCAGCGTACAGGATAAATCGGTTAGCCTGTTTTGGTTCAAACGCTGTGTAAAACATATCATTTACGTCTAGAATTGCCATTGTATTTATATTTTTATTTGTTAATAAATATTATATTAATTGGTTTTTTATGCAGGGAAAGTAGCACCAGTTGGAGTAATTGTGAAATTTAAGTAGATAAATTCAGCTGTTTTAGTTGGCTGTAAGTAAATTTGACCTACTAATTCATTTCTATCAATTACTGCTGGGTTGTTAATGGCTTCATCCATTACTACTTTAAATGCGAATAAACCTTGTCTTTGTTGAACTGATTCAAGATATGGATTTACTTGAGCTAAGAAACTATTTCTAGTAGCAGCTGTATTCTGTTGGAATACTAAACCATTAGCTATTTGACCTATAAATCCTTTAAGAGCAATCATTAATCTTCTAACATTCACACGGTCTAAAGCTGAAGCAGCAGTCTGAAGTGTTTTCTGACCATATACTACAACACCTTGTCCTGGGAATGTAGCGATTGGATTAACTTTACCTTGATACAATGTATCTCTAGTAGCTTGTGGTAATTTAATTTCAGCTCTAGTTACTGTTGATAATCCACCTCTGTTTATACCAGCGGGTGCAAACCATGGCTCAGATACACTATCATTGTAAGCATATACTCCACCAATCATTGTTGAAGCAGGAACCCAAACATACTTTTTAGTAGCTGGATCAAGGGTTTGAACCCAAGGCCAATATGCTGCGGCGTATGAAGAATCAATATCATTAGCTTGAGCTGTTACAGCTGCTGAAGAAGTTTGACCATATTTAATTAAATCAACTACATAAATGTTATCTCCTCTATCTTGAGTATTTTCAATCACATCATTCATTTGAGCCTTATGAGCACCATAAGTTAAACCAGGAGTAAATATAGCGTTAAATTGGAAATCTGTTGGGCTAGCTAATAAATCAATAGCCTTTTGGTAATCACTGCCGCTTACTCCTTGAGTATTATTAGCATCATCACCTGCTGTTTCATAGAATTTAGCTCCTGCCATAACCTCACCACTAGCACCACCAAATCCTATTGCTATTCCACCGCTTGATGCTACTGGAATAGAACCAGTGTAAATTGGGTTAGCTACTCCACCTACAAGATATTGAGGTGTTGGTGAATCTACACTTTGTACTCTAATATAACGTGATTTATTTGGGTAAGTACCATTTACTTGTAAAGTAGCTACACCATCTATATTAGATGTTTCAAATGAATAATCACCAATTACTTTAGAAATATAATTACTAGCTAATGGATCTAAAGATAAATTAGCAAATGTTTCTAAAACAATATTATTTTTAGTAGTATCATCACCTCTTCTAACAAACAAGCTAAATGTACCTGAACCTGTATCAGGAGAAGTAATTTGAACACGAATGTTATTAATAGATCCTGAAACTAAAGCTCCTCTAGAATCAACTGAACCTGAGTTGTTCATTAATGATCCTTGAGAAATAGTTGCTAAAGTAAATGCAAAAGGAGAGTCTCCAGTTGTTCCACTTCCGGTAGGAATACTAGCTGTAGCTGAGGTGTAAACACCTCCTTCTTCATTAGCTACTCTTACTACTAATAAGCTTTGACCGTTGTTGTTAAAGTAATTGTAAGCTGCTATAGAAGTAAAATATGAATAAATTCCACTTCCACTTTCTAAAACATCACCAAATCTGTCTACGAAGTCAGTATATGATGTAACCGATACAGGTACATTTACAGGGCCTCTAACTGTTGGGCCTATAATTGCGGCACCAATTACTGGTGGTTGTTCCGCTATAAATGAAGCGTCTATCTCTCTTTGTAATACGCCGGGTGATAATAAAATGTTCGCCATGTTGTTTTAAATATTATTTGGTTTATTAATAAATATCTTAGGGGAATTCAAAAATTAATTGCTTATGAATTCTCCTTTTTCTAAATTTATAGTGCCATCTCCATATTTTTCTTGGAGGTGTTTTCCTAATTCTTCCTCATATTGTTTTAATTGTTGATAGGCACTAGAAAGCTGTTGTTCTTGATTTTTAATTTCTTGTTTTTGGATTTCTAATACTCCAAATCGTTCAATAAGATTTAATCTGTCTTGTTGGACTGTTCTTAATTGTGTAATCTCTTCTTGGGTTAAAACTTTTGTTTCCATTTTTTAATTTATTATAAATATTATTATAAGGTTTCAACAGTTATATATCTAACAACACTGCTATCTCCTGTGTTGCTATTTCTAAGATATATAGACATAAATTGATTAGCGCCAACACCAAAAGGACTATAAACTACAGATTGTACTGTAGGAGCTGTAGTGCTACTAGTTACATCAGTAACAGCTGATGAAGCTGTAGGGAACATTATAGTTCGAGCTGAGCTGCTAACTATAAATGTTCGTTCAAATTGAGCATATAATTCCCCAGCTGACATTGTGTAGTGGCCTAAAAAATTGGTTTGGTTTTCTCCATTAGAATCAGCATTATAAAGGGTAATAAAAGTAGATCCAGCTGTGCCTGTTTTAGTGACTAAAGCTTTTACACGATATATACTTCCAGTACTTATAGCTCCAAGAGTTAAAGAACTTGATATAGATAATGTTTGAGCTACAGTGCCAGTTACTGTAGATCCAGCTGTGTTTCTAGCTACTAAAGAAGGAAAAGGATATTTACCATTGCCTGGTGGTTGGATTGAGTTAATGGCACCAGCTTCATTTCTATAAAGTACATAACTAGGATCAGAAAATGGTTTAAAAGAACTAGTTAATGCTAAATGAGTTAATTGCCCTATAACATTTATAGTAGAACCAGTTATATCAATATTATTACTTTTAATAGTAGCTGTATTACCGCCTGATATAAAAGGTCTATTGGCTTGATATATTATTTGAGTGCCATCATCATATATATTTCCATAGACATTTTGACCTAAAGTTATAGAGCCTGTTACTGTTAATGAGCCTGTTATTATAGCACTACCAGTGTATGGGAAAGCAGATCCACCTCCACCTATTGCACTTGAGGCGGTATAATATAAGTTACCACTACCATCTATGCCTAATACATTTGTTATTGATGATTCACTTATGCTAGGAAGTACCATGTAAGAAGGATTACTCCAATCTATATGAGTTGTTGTTCCATCATTAGCGTGAAGATATCTGCTGGTCCAATCTATAGATGTGATAGCACTTGAATCTAGTAAATATTTAAAATACCAATCTAATGATGTATTACTCCCATCGTTTAAAGTTCTATTAGTCCAATCTATACTAGGTGTACCATCTGTTAAAACAAATAATGATGTGTCTAAAATA